TTACCGACTATGTATTGTTTAATAATAAAAGATAATGATAAGTGGAGAATATTTACAAATGAAATATGGGACTCAGAAAAAGAAGCAACAGACTATGCTAAAAGAAATAAATTTAAAAAGTCTATTGAATGGAAAGTTGTACCATTTGATTACAAATACTTTAAATGTTAATGACTAAAAAAATTGATAAAGAAGCATTTAAAAATGCTATAAAAGTTTTAGTAACACCTTGGGAAAAAGGTTTTACCTGTGGTATAGTTATGGATTCTACTACAAAACTAACTACAGAAGAATATGAATTATGTTCTACAATAGCAAGAGGCATGATAAAGATGGCAACTACCGATCCCCATTCAACGTTTCTATGGGGTCTTCGTGGATTTGCTGATGACAAGAAACAAAATAAAGATGGTCTAACTATTAACTCTATTGCAGAGTTTGATGATGAAGACAATGTTATTGACTTTCTTGAATTTTTAAAACAGAAACGTGATAAGGAGTTAAATTAATGGCAACACATGTTGTAATAGGTGACCCCCATTGCACACCTAAAGCAAGCAATGAAAGATTTCTGTGGGCAGGTAGGCTAGCCGCAGATGTAAGAGCTACACATATTATCTGTATGGGTGATTTTTGTAGTATGGATTCTTTATCTTCGTATGATAAAAAGAAAAAATCATTTGAAGGTAGAAGATATCAAAAGGATATGCAACACTCACATGAAGCATTATCTTTATTTAATAAAGGTTTAGGTAAACACAAAGCTAGAAAGATTATGTTACATGGTAATCATGAAGATAGAATAGATAGATTTGTTGATGAGAATCCTGAATTAGATGGCACATTAAAAATTAGTGATTTAAACTTTAAACAATATGGATGGCAAGAAGTTCCCTACAAACAAAATAAAGTTTTAAATGGTATATACTATGCTCATCACTTCCCATCAGGTATATTAGGTAGTGCAATATCAGGAGAAAATATAGCTAGAACTCTATTGACAAAACACAAAGTATCTGCTACAGTGGGCCATAGTCATTTGTTAGATTATGCTACATCTACTTTACCAAATGGTAAAAAATTATATGCCTTATCTGCAGGATGTTATTTAAATCATAAAGAACATTTTGCTAGAGATACACAGCATATGTGGTGGAGTGGTATTATAGTTAAAAGAGAAGTTGTTAATGGATCTTATAATATGGAAACAATTGACTATAATGCAATAAGGAGAGAATATGGTAGACTTTAAATCTGATTTAGAACATCATGATAATGTTAACTCACCTGCTCATTATAAGTATGGTAAGAAAGAAACTATAGATGTAATACAAGATTGTATGACAGACGATGAGTATCATGGGTACTTGAAGGGGAATGTATTAAAGTATGTTTCTAGATATAAATTTAAAGGTGAACCATTACAAGATTTAGAGAAAGCACAATGGTATTTAAACAGACTAATAAAGGAGGTCAAATGACACACGGTGAAACAATGGAGAAACTTGGTAGAATAATAGCTTTACAAGAAGTTATGATTCATATGCAAGATGAAGTAAATAAATTAAACAAAGAACTACAGGAGGCAGAACGTGGGAGCAATAAAACAAGCACTAATAGAAGTAGATGATATGGTTTGTAACTGTTTAAATTCAGGCAGAACATTAAATCAAACTATAAGAGATTTAAGAACAGAGTTTAATAAAAGGGGTAGAGATAATCCTTATTTGTTAGATGAAGATTTAATAGAAGATAAATACTATGCGTTTAGAGGTGCAGAATGAATATAAGAGATAGATTAATAAAAGCTATGAGAAAAAAATATGAAGCAGATATGGAAAGTGCTTTAGCAACTATTGATATATACCTAACTAATTCTGTGGGTATTGGAGAACATCCACAACACATACAAGAAATTGATAAACTACTATCTAATTATTGTGCTGCTAAAGAAAAACTAGAATCTTTAGTTAAACATTTTGATGATAGTGAAATACCATTTTAATAGGAGGATAGATGGAAAAGAAAGAAGAGCAAAAACAACAACAACAAACTACCCCTAGAACTTACACTATAAGTTCTGAACAACTTATGGATATAATGAGATACTTAATGACTAGACCTTATGGTGAAGTTGTTAAACTTATGAATAGTTTAGCAGGACTAACTCCTGTATCAGGAGGAAGTGAAGATGTCCGAAAAAAATAATTTAGATAAATATACTGGTATACTATTTGAATTAAAAATAGGTCTTAATAAAGATAACGCAATAGTTATTGATTATGGTGGCAAACCTGTTGCTAAAATTAGAGAGGCACTTAAAGGTTATCCTTATCATGGTAACTTATGTGCTGCTGTAATTAATCATGCAAATGCTGTAGGAAGGAAATTACAAGATGATATTAAACAACTTATCCAAAAAGTTTAGATATTACTTTTGGCATAATCCTGTTATGAATAAGCTAGAACATTATGCCAGCTCATTAAGTAACTGGTTTTGGCGTAAGCGTTGGGGTGATAGACATTTATATCGTCACAAATATTACGGCCAAAAAAAAAGACCACCTGACTAAAAAGTCAAGCGGTCTTCGTGTTGCCTGCTAGGGGAGTCTATTAATTTAGACTTCCCTTTTTTATTGCAAGCTATCCATTTGTTGTGTTATAGGTTTTCTTTTTGGTAATAAAAAATTCTCTGTTTGTAATACTGGCTGTATTCTATTTCTGTAAACACTACTTAATATATTTGTATAATTAGGATTTTCTGCATATATAGACATTCCTTCAAATAAATTTTCTACTCTATCATTTTTATTAATGCCATCCATTACATTTTTATATCTTTCATCATTAGCAATTAGTTGCATAAATGCTCTTATACTACCTTTACTATCATCAAATGATCTTAACTTAGCACCACCTGATGTTTCTATAAAATTTTGATCACCTGTTGCGTGTATTCCAAAAAAATTATTAGCTTTTTGTGCAGTAGGTGCACCTTTAAAATTAAAATTACCTGTTTCTGTAGCTGCAATAGTAGCTATAAAAGAAGATGGTATCTTTCTTTCAACAGCATCTTCAGGATACTCTGAACGTACCTCTTCTACTGCTTTTATAAAATCTTTTGTTTTAGATATATCAGCCATACTTATAGTTATAAATAAAATTGCACTAGCAATTCCAAGCCCTAAGAGCTTTATTAATTCTAGAATTTGGATCATTAGCTGTTTTTTTAGAAGTTAATTTCTTTTTCATCCCTTTCATACGTGCACAGAAACTAGCTCTTCTTTTGTTTCCTACTTTTTTACTAGGTCTTTTTAAATTAGCACCAGTCGTTCTTTTAAAAAATTTACGACCTGCCTCATTTAATCCACCTGAGGGGTTTTGATACTTTTTAGCTACCATTATTTTTTCTTAGCCGTCATTGCAGCTCTCCTAAAATTAGCAGCTGTAGGTGCACCTTTAGCACCTTTCTTTTTCATCTTACCACCACGCTTTCTTTTAGCATGGATGTTAGCATATAGTCCTTTTCTCATTATGCTCTAGCCTTTTTTTTATTTCTTAACATGGCAAAGTCTTTCTTAGTTAACTTACCGTCCTTGTCCATGTCTAACTTAGATCTTTTACCTGTTACTTTTTTACCTTTCATAGGTTTCTTTTTCATTTTACCGTAGTGTCCTGGCATTAGCTATACCTCCTGTATTTCGCTGTTTTCTTTGCAATCCCTTTCGGTTGCTTCACAAATTGTTTGCCCTTTTTTGTTCCTTTTCGTTTTGCTCTTGTCGTTGCCGCATACTCCGCAGATGATAGACTCTTGATAGCCTTCTCTGGTAAATATCGTTCTCCAGTTACCGAAGATTTCTTGCCTGATTTCGTTCTCCATTTCTGTTTCCCCCATGCTTTAAGACTTCTTTGACTCTTTGCGAGTGCCATTACTTTTTTCTCCCTTTTCTGATTGATTCCTTACCTTTCTTAAATATGCTAGCCACCTGCGTCTTACCCATAACTTTGGCTCTCTGTTCACCAACTGTAAGAATTTGGATTTTTCTTGCAAAGGGTTTGTTGATTCGTTTAACTTTTGCCACAGTTTTACGGGCATCTGTAGTAGTTGCAAACTTAATACCGACAGTATCTTTAGGATTTTCATCTGTATACAACCTCCTACCTGATCCTTTAGGTTTCTTACCTGTGCCTACCTTAGGATCTCTTTTTTTTGCCATTTTTTCCTATAACACTTTGTAAAGATTTAGCTTGTCCAGCATGTGTTTTAGATGCTTTCTTTAAACCTTTAATAACTTTTTTTATTTTTGCTTTTGCTTTCTTCATTATTTATAACCTCCCCCAGCTGACTTGTACTGCTTCGCTAGCATCTGGGCTTTTCTGGCACTCCATTGTCCACTTTTGCCACCCTTTGTTCCAGCCATTATTTTATTAAATAATCGCTTTCTCATAGTTGGCTTAGTATAGTTACCAGCTTTATTTACTGTTGACTTTTTCTTTGTCATCCTTTATCTCCTTATATTCATAGTCATAACTACCTTCTTGATTTTCATCTGTTATCCATTTTGATGTATCTTCTACAGACCAAATTTTAGTATTGACTAATCTATGTATTAGAGGTTTTGATGGATCTGCTGCCATTGATGGATCAAAGAT